CTCCAGATAGTTATATAGATGCTTGTGGTTATTTATCACTTGCTTATGCTTTAGACAAAAGTAAAACTAAAGATTAATTTTTAACAAACTTACACTTACCCTTTTCACTTACTCCTAGCATAAACACTCCCATCTTTTTTTGTTTGTTAGTTAGTTGTCTAATTCTTGGATATATATAATTATATTCTTTCTTCTTTGTTTTTATTTTAGATGTTTTAAGTGGCAGGTATTTAACATCTATTAATCTAATGTTAAATGGTTGAAATTTTATTGCTATTATATCTATTGGTCCAACATTAAATCCACGAAAAGGATGCCAGTTATTTTCTAACAACCATTTCATTGCAGCATTTTCAGCCCAAAGACCTTTTGTTGCTTTATTCATTAACCCCAAAGATATTCCCACTACTAGGTATAGTAGTTACCTCCAATATTTATACTCTATATAGAATACTTACTCACAAATGAATGTCAAACTGTGGATAACTTTTTCTTTTTTCTTTTTTTCTTTTTAGTTTTGTATTGTTGTGTTGGGTACATTATGAAAGACTCCAATATATTATACATATAGATATTATTATTAATGTTGCGAGGAATATATATGCACCTACATCCATTAGTGTAATGTGCCTTCTGTAATTTTGTGGTCTGGATCATTGACAGATAAAGCAATAAATCTTTTAACTTGTTCTCTATTTTTAAAACCATTAACTTCTATGAACAAAGTGTATTGATTTTTTCTCTTTTTTATCAGATTGAAAATAGGTTTTATTGGTAATCTATTACCAAGAAAATACTCTTCCATTTCCTCTAACTCTCTTATTATATCTTGTTTTTTTTTTGTCATTTATTTTAAAAATTTCTTTGCTATATTTATTCCAAAACTACCTGCTATAATAACAAGTAAACACCAACTAAACCAGTCTGGTGCTGTATAAAGTAATGTCCAACCTTCAATTAAATATGGTTGTAGTGGTGGAATAAAATGAAAAACAAAAAGCCCTGTAAATAAAATACAAAGGTATTCATCCTTCCAAGAAGTTTCACTAGCTCTTTGAGCAGAAGCTGCCCAGTCTAATTCTGCTTTTCTTTCAACCTTCTTTCTTTCACCATAATGTTTAATGCCTGACATTACAGTTGAACCCACAGTTTTAATTAATAAAGACCAGATCATTTGAATATCCTCATAGCTAAATAAATAAATCCTAGTAGTGAAGTAACAACAGCTAATGCTCTTATACTTCCAGAACCTGCAGCTAATTGTTTTTCTATTCCTTGAATTGCTTTAGTATTTTCTTTTGATTTGTTTTCCAGTCTTGCTAATGAAGATTTGATTTCTTTATATCTCTCAGAACAAATGTCCTCGTGGTCTTTGAGTGTACTAGACATTATCTTTTATTTGGTTTAGCTCCTCTTGGTCCAGTATGACCAGGAAGTTTGCCACTCTTTTTAATAGTTACAAGATCGTTAATTAATCTTTTTATTTTTTTTACATTTATCATATACTACCTTCTTTACTATTTTTGTTAGGATGTTGTGGGTATAGATAAACAGTAAACTGACTATCAGTACAAGTTGCTACCTTCCAGTCATACATAAAATCAAATTTCTTAATCTGTTCTATTGTTTGTTTTGGTTGGTCATTGATACATTCATTCATAGAATCATATTGTTTCTCCATCTGGAAAAACTTTACATCAGTTGGATTCTCTAAACCGTACTGAGAGATATGGACAAACACTACAAACATAAACCATTTCATCTTATTTATCTTTCCTTAATGGAATTGCTACCCCACCTGTTTCATTACTTAGTTTATCTCCACGATTTAATCTTTGTAAAGTTTGTAGTGGACCTAATACATTAATAACTTCTGATTGTGAACTTCCAGAAGTAAGTGTGTTTGCACGATTAATTAAATTCTTCTCATAACTTTTTGCCTGATGTACATTCACCTCAGTAGTGTTAAAACTACCGTCATCAAGTTCTTTTTTTAATCTTGACCAATGTTCTATTTCTCTTACTCTATCTTTAGCAACAGATTCCTGTTGTGCTTTTGCCCATATACATTCATCAATATCAATTTGTAGATATTCTTTTTTAAATTCATCAGTTTCTGTTTCAAGTTTCTTTTGTTTCTTCTTTAACTTAACTAAGTTTCTTCTGTATTCAAAAGATAATGTATGGAGGTTTTCAATAAACACTCCTTGTTCTCTTACAGATTGCCAATACTTACTGGCTTTTGTTGGATGCTTACCGTCATTCAAAACAGAAAACCTCATCTCAGTTTCTGTTCTAAACATCTGGCGTTTTGCCATAGTGTCATTGAGTTCATTTTTTATTTTATTAATGAACCCATTATCCTTAGTTTGCAGCATAGGATAATTAACTTTTGTTAGTTTTGTCATATCAATCTAATGTATATTTTACTGGTCTTTCTAGGGGGTATCTTTCTGCTGGATCTTTTGGTTCTTCTTCTGTGTTCCATCTTTCTTGTGCTTCTTCAACCTTATCATCCACAATTTCTTGTGCTTCAGCTTTGGTTTTAGAAACATTAGGATATTTACCTGCCCAAGCTGTTGCTTTAGCATTGCTAGATGTAATCCAAACATCACCAGGATGTCCTTGAAATACTGGCATATCACTTCTGTCTTGATGAGTGAAAAAGTCTTTGCCTGTATTTTCAATTACCCAATATTTATTTGCCATAGTTTTCCTCCTTTTAAAATCTTTATGAAGTTGTTACAGTCATTGCTCTTAATCCTTCTTCGTATTCTTCCATAGTATTCAGGTATGCAGTTGTGCCATCTGTTCCTCCTGCAAACCAACCTTCTGTATTAGTATCTCCATGATAACCAAAATTATTTTTTCCTGTGCTAACTGCTGCTCCTGTACTCCAAGCAGTTCCATTCCAATTTTCTGTTGATGTATAATTACTAGAACCATTATCTCCTGTATAAAGTATTCCTGAAGAAGAATTACCAGAATATCCACCATTTCTTCTATTACCAAGTGTTAAAACAGCTTCGGTACTCCAAGATGATCCATTGTATGTTTCGGTATCATCCTGTGCAGCAGAACTACTCCAACCTCCTGCTTTCATAACACTAGTTTCTGTTCCATTAGCACCAGCTGTTGATCTTGCTTGACCACAAGCATCTCCACTACTCCAAGAAGAACCACCATATTCTTCAACTGATGTTACTTCGTTATTATGTGAGGTATCTCCAGCAATACAAAGTGTTGTGGTTTCACTTATACCAGCACCTACAGGTGTATTTCTTCCTGCTGCTAAAGCACCCTCCGAAGTCCAAGAACTTCCATTATAAGATTCTGTTGTGGTGCTTCTACCACCTCCACCAAATGTCATTGCAGAAGTTTGTATTCCAGAACCCCCATGATTTGCTCTTGCTGTATTTACATTACCACCTGAACTCCAAGATGAGCCGTTATATTCTTCTGATGTATTAGTATCACTACCAGAAACAGATCCTGTTGATATTAATCCAGCAGATAAAGTGCCATGTCCAGTACAAGCAATTCTAGCAGTTCCTAAATTACCACCACTAGACCAAGCTGCTACGTCCCTTGCAACTTTTAAAGTATTAGATGTACTGTTATACCACACTAATCCATTTGATAATGTTGGATCAGATGATAAAATCTCTACACCACCAGATGGTTCTGTGATTGAACCACTACTACGACCTATATTATTTGATATTGTTCCACTCATAATTAACTGTCTGTTACTGTCCTTGTTGCTGTTCCATTATAATATTTTAATAAACTTGTTGTTGTGTTAAACCATACTTGTCCTGTTGTAGGACTTCCAGGATCACTTGATAATAATTCTATACCTGTAGCTGCTGCTGCAACTACTCCTGATTGTCCATCAATGTTATCTGCAACTGAACCACTCATAGTTTACCTACCTTGTTTGATCTAAATATGAAACAACTACATCAACTGCTGCTGATGATGCTGTTTTAGCTACTAAGTGGTCTTCATCTTCTATAACAAATTTAGATGTGTGTTCAAATGTAGCATTTGCTGCGAGTGCCTGGTCAGAATAAATTTCATAATCTGTTCCACCACCATCATCATCAATAAAAAGATCAAAAGTTTCTGCTGCACCTGCTGTTTCACAAAATGTAATTGATAAAATAGTATAAGTGTGTCCATTAACACCATTTATCAAAACGTGTTCACTATCTGTGAGTGTAGCTTTAAATGCTACTTTTAATAATTCACTAGCCATTGTTTATTTC